CCGCCACGGCCGCCGGCTGCACGGCCGCGGCCCCCATCTCTACCACCTTGAGGAGCTTCTGGAGCAGGAGGTGGTGGCAAAGGAACAGTAAATGTTTGATTAATAGTCTCTGTTATGGGTCTTGATTCCGAAAGACTGACTGACTGTATCTCAGTATTTCTCAATGCTAAAGTAGTTTCTTGGTTTTGTGTTATTAGACCATCAGCAAAGAAACTAGATTCTGCTCTAGAATCGACAAGTTCTCCTGGCAAAGGACTATTTGTTGAATTACTCGTTAGTTTAAAAGTTTTTGTTCCCGTAGTAAAACTTGGATTTGATGAATCATTAGGATCTGGAACAAAGAATGATCCAATTAAAACACCAGATCTGTCAGATATCAATCTAATATTTGTAATTCTTGCTCTAGATCCACTAGTCTGACCAACTAAAACCATTCCAATGGAAATATTTCCAAAGAAATCAGAAGAAGCAAAATCAGCTAAACTTACAGTATCAATATTTAAGATTGTAGAATTTGATGAATATTCAAATGGTATATTCTCATCTTGATTATATGGATTTGTTTCATAAGTACTTGATGGATTGTCAAAAGGACCATATCTATGATCAATTGTTGCACATCTTGCTCTAAAAATTGTATTTGAACCAGACTCATTACTTACCGTTTCACCAACTACAAAAGATCCCTCCAACATTTCAATTTCTATAAGTTTTGGTATCACATAATTTGATACACTTCTGGAATCAAAAAACGGATAAACTCTAGTAAATGGTCTAAGTTTCTTTGCATTAAATTCAATATTTCTAGATCTCATGAAAGGAGAAACGTCAATATTAACTACTCTATCTCCGATAGAAACATTATTAATTGTGTTAATTTCTCTTGTACTAGTACCCCTTCTTGATTGAGTTCCAGTTCTAGTAATTGAAGAATTTATAACTGCCAGATTTGCACCGGTTATAGTGTTGCTAGCAGTAGTAGTTCCTGTCCAATTAGTTTCCCAAGAATTCCAATCTACTGGACTCCAACCAGCTTGTGGATCAAAATCAGTTGCTTCTAGTTGAGTTCTTGTAGTTATTCCTCCAACACCCTCAACAGTCAATGGTTCTAGTCTAACTTGATCTACCCATATATCAGAAGATGGATTTAAATCTATCTTTCCAACATATTCTATAATAAGATATGGAGTAACACTTTCAATTCTAGTAGCAAAAGGTTGGTCAATCTCCAATACCTCTTCATAATCCAAGGTTATGATACCTTTTCCTGTAGAATCTGGATTTGTTCCACTACGTCTAATATTATTTCCTATCAAATCATTAACATATTTGATATCAGGATTTGAAATTGTTCCAATTCCCAACAGAGAACTAGATCCAAGTAATAAATCAATTTCTGTTGTAAATGAGGATGGCCTCAATTCATTATTTGCACGATCAATACTATTCTTATAAGAATTATAATTTTCAGTTTGATATACATTATTTGAGAAATTATCTACAAATATACCAGACTTAAATCGATCTAATCCACTGGAATCTTTTATTTGTAAATTCTTTGCATTATTTTCCAGAAGTGTTAGAGAACTATAAAATTCTAAATCAGTTATTCTTCTTTCTAATTTAGAAATATCGATCATTCTATATCTTTTATGATCGATCAGAGTTATTCTAGCTTCTTGAGGATTGCACAAGTATGGTGGCAAAGTTACTCTTGCAATTTCCAAACTACCAGATACCTCATCTGGCAATTGTGGGAATTCTGATGGGATTCCTTGCTTTACCAATAAAATTGGACTTCTATTGTATGATTGGGAAATTCTTGAGTTATCATTTTTGCTGGAAAGATAAACTCTATCAATTCTTCCAAGATAGAAGGAATAATCTAAAATAATTGACTCATCCGATGCTAAAACATCTAAAGATGAGTTTTGATCTTGATCAAAAGATCTTCCAAAAAATTCAAAGGGAGAATATGGTGATGAATCTGGATCATAAGTATCAACTGTAGGTCTACAATCAACAATATTTGATATAGAATTTCCATCTACAGATTGTAAGTCACAATAATCAAACTGTTCATAAGAATTTACAATTGTTATATCTCCAGTATCTGATGTTGGAATATATGCAGATTCGTAGTAAACTTTTATTTTTCTTGTTGGGGGTAAAGAAGTTGTTTTTCTTACGATTCTAGAGTAATCTAAAATAGTACTTCTTTGTCCACTATTCAAAGTGTAATTATTTACAATATTATTGGATCCAGATACAATGCTGTTTATTTCTGCAGTTATACCAGATTCTTTAAATATTAGAGTTTCTCCCTCAATAAAGGAAATATTATTCAAATAAACATATTCAATACTCAAAGAACTTGGTTTTTCTATGCAAATAGCAACGGAACCACTTTGTTCACCAACAATTTCTTCACCAATAATTATTTCTGAGCTAGTTGCAGAAGTTGATGAAATATTTTGAAGGTTTAATATTGGGGCGGTTGGATCTTGAATTCCACTTGATTCAAAAATGGCATAGAGTTTAGTAACTTCTGGAACATTTAAACAAATTTCATCATCTTGAATACGAGTTCCATAAGGATAGTTTCCAAAAACCAATCCATCATTATTTGTGGAAGAAGAATTTGAAGATGATTTGTTTATCAATAAAGATTTTACTCTGTTCTTATTTTTTACTCTTGATTTGATTTCTATTTTTCTTAGAGTAGCAATTAATTTTGCATTTCCACTACCTTGCAATCCATTAATAGTAAGTTCCTTACCTCCTGAAGTAAAGACAAATTTATCTGCACTTAATGGTTCAGTGTTACCATCATCTCGGATCAAAACATATCTTTCTTCATCAAATGGTAAGAATACCTCATTAGATAAAATTTCAGTAGCTGGAATAGTTAGTGAATTTGATGATATTACAACATCAAACTGTTTTTTAATTGTTAATTGTGAATCGGTTAAATCTACGGACGATACAAATTGTTTTCCTAATTTTGTATACAGAGTATTATCTGACGAACTTAAGAATCTTGATTTCAAGATTCTAAAATCAGATGGAGTTATATCTGTAGATGGTAATACTCCTTCACATATTCCTGTTACAGTTGTTATTCCAGAAATAGTAAGAGATTTTTCAGATACTGATTGAATCTTTGCAAAAACAGGAACTGTTAATCCTGCACTAGTGAAAGCAACAATATTTCCAACAGTCGCAACTCCAACAAAATTGAAATCGGAAGTTGATACTGTAGAAATTCCTGAAAATTGTGAGGTTATATTAACCAATCCAATATTAACTGATGTATATTGCTTTGTGTCAGCAGTAAAGGTAGTTCCAGATCCAGTTACTCCATACAAAGACTTTACATCATTTGTTCCATATGAAGTTACAGCTGTTGCTACTCTATTATTTTCAATACCATCAAAAATGAACTTTTCCCCAATTGCAAAAGTTCCATTTACATTATATGCAGTAATAATTCCGGAATTACTTGCAGAATATCTTAAGAAACCTGTTGCTCCAGTTGATTTTCCTTTTATGTATGTTGGAGTTGATAATGTGATAGGTTCATTTAGGGAAATCTCTGTATATGTTTGAATATCATATAAAGAAATATCCCATTCATTAGTATTTGGTAAAGCAGAGTTGTAAGATCCAGACTCTAATGCAAAATCATATACTCTAGCTATTCCTATTTCCTTTCCGGATGAAGTATATTGATTTTCTCCTACTCTCGAATCCCTTAAACTTACCGTAAATGTTGTTGATATTCCAAGAGATGGTGAACCATAAACTCTGTTTAATGAGTATGTTGCTCCAGTGGAGTATACGATGCTTTGGTTAGTTAAAGTATTAGTTGTTCTTGGTTTTTCAAAATCTATGATTGATGGGGCTAATAATTCAGTTTCATATCCTGAAATATAAGCCTTTCCTGGAGAAATGATATAAGAACCTAAATTATCACTAGGAACATTTCCTTGATAGGTTATCTGATTATCATTAAAGACTCCATCATTACCTTTTCTATCGTTTAATGAATCTTTTATTTCAACCTTAAAAGGTTTTACATAATAATCTCCAGATTCATCAAATGTTCTTCTAGCAAATTCTTGACCTAAGATATTAAAATCAGGATTTACTTTAAAATCAGTGATGACACCATTATTAATTGTTAATATTGTAACAAAATTATTATCCTGCGTACCTGATAAAGGTAATTTTGATAGAATAGTTGATATTTTTAATCTGTCAGCACCTGGAGCAGCATAATTTGAAAATCCTCTTGCATTATCTACTAAAGAATCATCAATATCGAAATTGATGATTTCTTCTAATACCAAAAATCCTACTCTGTAGGATGGAGAAGTTCCTTCGGCATCCAAAACTAGGGTCTGTGGACTTACACTTACAAACGCTCCCCTTAAGAAGTAAACACCTTCAGATAAGGTGACTAAAGATCCTAAAATAGAGGATCTAAAATTGAAACTTGTTGCAAATGCTTGATTTGCTTGTATTGAAGTTAATTCGCTGAAACCAGGAGAAACAGTTTCCTCTACTAAAATATTCTCAGAATCAAAGAACTCAGAATTTCCACTAGCACTGGTATTTAAATAATTTAAGTATAGAATAGTGTTGGAGTTATCAGCCTCATTTTGTTTTAAAATATATACAACTTTTGCCTTTAAACCAGAATCTTGACCAATAATTACTTTATTGAGTAGATTATCTATATAAGTATCAACATTAACTCCGTTGAAAGTATTTTCTAACTTTACTCCAAATACAGCATCGTTGTAATTTAATGATCCTGGAATTACAACAGATCCTTCAGTAAAGACATGATTTCCAAATTGCTCAATTTGATTCTGAAGAATTGACTGCAATCCAGTTAATTCACGAGCCTGAACAGGATATCCAGGTTTAAATAAAACCTTATAGTAATTTTTTGTTAAATCAAAATCGTCAAAGTATGGTGAGACGTTGAGATTAGTTTCCTGTGGCATAATTCTTTAGAATTGCAAAATGACTTTGATATCTTCTTTTTGATTAGATGATCTGGTTATCGAAGGTCTATTATCGACGTAAATGATATTCCCAGAATACTTTTTAACTTCTGGATTAGACACACCAGATTCAAAGGATTGACCCAAGTAGTATGTTCTATTATTTATTACGGTTGATATACCTGTGAAGTTTGTATCAATAGATAAGGAGTTTGCTGTTCCTACGATTGCTGTTGTTCCACCAGTGCTGATATTGGAAGTAAATCTATTGAGACTGAATCCATAAGTTGGATTTGTTTTGGCAGTTCCATCAGTATTAAATCCAACAAGAGATTTATCTTGCCAATACTTCAAGACACCTGTATTTTGATCATATGAAATTACTCTACCAACAGCTGTAGATCCTACACCGATTGTTTGAATAATTTGACTATCTGTAGGGAAAAATGCTGATTGAAAATTACCTGATAATTTTATTGCACCTACTGCACTTGCTTTATCTAAAGTTAAAATTGAAGATGAGTTATATGCTTCTGGATTTTCTACAATTCCAACTCTTGCAATCTGGTTTCCAGTAATAAAATCTGGGTTCTCTATATCATTTTCAATTCTAGAATAAACAATTACGTTATAAGCACCAAGTTCTCTGTAGATATCAGCACCATGACCACCTTGAGGAGGAATAATAACATTGAATACTGGTGATGTTGTTCCAGAGGGAACATTACCAGCAGCAATATCTACAGTACCATAAGTATAACCCGATCCTCCCTTAGAAATTATGACTGATTCAACTTTCGAATCGTTATTGATAACAATCGTACATTCAGCTCCAGTACCATCACCTTTAATCGGAACCCTTGTATAAGTCTGATTAGCAGTTCCAAGACCAACACCACGATTAGTGATAGTTACAATCTTCAACTGTCCACTAGTTGATGCATTATTTCTAACAGCAGCATTTTCTGTACTTATTTCCCAGTTTTTTGGAACAGGGATAAAATTGACAGAATCAAACTTAATGATATCACTAGGTTTAATAGTATAGAGATATTTCCAAATATATCCATCACCACTATTTCCAGCAGATCTTGGTTCTAAGTCAACAAAAGTAGGTTCATCGAGTGATGGTCTTCCTTCTGGATTTTCTGGTGAAGTTCCATTATTAAGACAAATATAAACTCTAAAATCACTATTAATCACATAATAATTTGCAGAATATAAACTAGTTGATCCAGAAGGTCTAGAAGTTCTATTTCTACTGATATCATGACGATACATATCATAAGTAATACCAGACTGCCAAGTAACCTTACGGACAACTTGCTTTACATCATCTTCTCCAATTTTTTTGAGAGCGATCATCGTGTCCCAATAATCATTCTCTTGATCAAAATTATCTATTGGGGCAGGAGGTAGAACATCCCAAGTTGGAGAAAAATCTGTTGCATTAGGAAGAGCCACAAAAGAATAATAAGAATTTTCAGAAGAAGTTGCCGCAGAGACAAAATTCTTAGCATTTAGTATTCTTAATTGGTCAGTTATAATTGCAGACATTTTATGAGTTTTTTATCTATTTATGAAACGTAATTACGGTATTTGAGTGGATTATATCTTTGAACGGTGGGTGAAGTTGATACTCCAATCAATCCATTGTTATAT